CGTACAGTAACTCTCAGTCAGAGTGTGCAATGTGGAGATGTAGTCAAGATGCATTTTTATGAGATTCTGCCTTATGCTGATAAGAGTGATCTGATTGAAAGCATCTTGTATTTGCAAAAAGTAAATAATGATATTAAACCCCAAAAAAGATACAGAAGATTAATTAACCTGACCAAACTGTTATACTGATAAAATGAAAACAAAACTGTGCATAGGCTTACTGATTGTATTAATGCAGATTTCATGCTCAACAAGCAAAGGATTAAAATCCTCTAATAGGTTACTTGATGAATTCAGAATAGATGAATACCGCCAGTATGTGGTAATATCTATTAGTAAGAAAAATAGTAAGTATAGTAATGTAGCTATGTATAATCCTGAGAAGAAAAGATATGTATATGTGTGCATACCAAAATGGCTCAGTGACTACTGGCAAGAAGGTGATACAATTAAATAATCATATGAAACCAGAACTATTAGAAATGTACATTGATGTAGCTTGTATGCTAGAGGATCTTAAGGATCCCAGCTATGAGCAGATATCTGAAGCTATAAAGCTTCATCATGGTATAGAGGTAACAGTGTCTGAAATAGAAGAGTTTTATCTGCCTGAGACTCAGGAAAAGTTGGCTCAAATTAGGTTCTTAGGAATTAACTATTAATCAACTAAACAATGGAAATCGTAAAAACACTAACTATCCAAGGTCAATTTAGAAATCACAGAAGTAATAAGAACATTGTGTTAGAAAAGATATCTTCTTTGGAACAGGGAGAATCTCTTGTAATAACTGCTAAAGAAGCTGATAAATGGAAGTATCCTACAAACAGTCTTGTGAGCACTATAAGAAATGCTAGACAAAAAAAATACCTGAGTAAGTCTTCTAAATACAGTGTAAGACACTTGAAATCAGGTAGTTATGCGGTAATCTGCTATCAAAAATAATTTCTTAGTTATCTTGCACAGTGTAATTATATTGTTTATATTTGGGATATACTGGTTGTATATTTTACAAATGTTGGAAGCTTATTCCACATATGACCAGTGCAATCATAAATTTAAACTTATATATCTGTGGAGACCTGGTTATTGCTAGGAAATTATTATGTCTTTGGTAACTTGTGACTATTGCCTAGGTGAAGGCAAAATATTCAATGGTAAATATGAAGTGAATTGTCCTGTGTGTAAAGGAGATTGTGTGATACAGGATCATGATACAGATGACTTGCCAGCAGAAAGAATATTTGAGGATGACAGGGAACTATTTGACGAGAATGATTTTTACACAGATGATTGACAGTATAACAATACACATACCTACGCTGATAGGTCTAGGGCTGAATGCTAATCAATATATGCATTTAGCCCTTATTTATCACCAGCTACCTCCAAACTTGGCTCCATTAGGCCATGAAGAGATTGATGATTTGATAAATAGGGATTATCTTTGCGTAGTTTTTATGACAGTAGAGCTGACTGATAAGGGCCGTGATCTATTTGAAGCTAGTGATAGGTTCATTGACAAAGCTTTTGATGAAGTGTACAATCTGTATCCCAGACAAGTGTCTGATGGTAGAGGTGGTTACAGGGTATTGAGAGCTAAAGGTCTTGACTCAGAAGATGCCAAAATCTGCAAAAAGAAATATGAAGCTGTAATAAAAGGTAATAAAGACTTGCATAGCAAGATTGTAAAAAGCCTTAAGACCGAGCTTCTTATGCGTAAGAACAGTATGATGTATATGCAGAATTTGCAGACCTGGATTAACCAGAGAGCCTGGGAGAAATACATGGATTTAGATATTGAGTCTGATGATGAAAGAGTAAATTCAATTTGATATGAATTTAAGATCCAGAATCCAAGAAGGCATTGAGGGGCAGTACTCTGGTCTTGAAAACGGTTTTGACAGGCTTAATGAAGTCATATTTGGAGTTCAACGCAGATGCTACACATTATTAGGTGGCCAATCAGGTACCTATAAGACCACTCTTGTTGATTATATCCTGTTCAATGCTCTTGAGGATGCTGTGAAGAAAGGCATAAAGCTGAATGTATTCTACTATTCATTTGAGATTGACAGGATAACTAAACAATGTAATTGGCTGTCCCAGATTATTTATAACAGATATAAGGTGATAGTATCACCTGAGAGAATAAAAGGTTTGGGCGGAAACAAGCTTACATTAGAGGAAGTTCATTATATTTATGAGTCAATTGAGTATGTGGAAAAGATGTTTGACAGTATCAACTTCAGATTTCAGACCACTAATCCAACTGGTATTTATAATGAGCTATGGGCATTTGGTGAAAGTCAAGGTGACATCATTAGAGAACCTTACAGCTATAAAGATGCTGAAGGAAAAGTACACAATGGTTACAGAATAAGTGGTTACAAGCCAAGAGATCCTAATGCCTATACATTGGTAATCATGGATCACATGGCTCTTATGAAAAAAGAGAGAGGTTTCCAAACTAAAGAACTGATAGATAAGTATTCAGAATACTGTATAGAACTGAAAAATATGTTTGGTTTCAGTTTTATCAATATTCAGCAGTTTAATCAAGGTTTATCTTCTGTAGAGAGAGCTAAGTTCAAAGGGATAGATTTGTCCCCGCAGCAGTCAGATTTCAAAGATTCTACTAATCCATATCAAGATGCAGATGTTGTATTGGGGACTATGTGTCCATATAAACTGGACATGAATACGTGTCTTGGATATGATATCAAGAAGCTTAAGGATAAGATGATTATGCTGAAAGTAATCAAGAACAGGCTTAGCAGAGATAATGTTGCAATAGGTTTGTATGCCAATCCATCTGCAGGAGCATTTGCAGAATTACCCCCTGTGAATTCAATAAATTATGATCATTATGTCTAATGTAGAACACCCTAAGCACTATAACAGTGGTAAAATTGAAGTTATTGCTGCTATAGAAGATTGGAATCTTGGTTTCCATCTTGGCAATGTTGTAAAGTATGTGGCCAGAGCTGGAAAGAAAGATAGCTCCAAAACTGTGGAGGATCTGGAAAAAGCTAAGTGGTACTTGGAAAGAAAAATTGAGGAAATTAAGAGAGATGCATTTCAAGGAACAATTAAACTTTAATTAATTATGAGGATTCAAGATCCAGCATTAGGTAAATACTCCGTTCAAGTGGGTATTAGTAAGTATGTCATCTATGATGGCGAAAGAAGTGTTACTACTCTAGCTGACTTTAATGAGGCACTTAGAGAGATTGCTAGAAGAATTGTGGCTGATACTGATGGTACGATGACTCTTGGACAGTTTCATGCACTTACTGAAGAAGTGTTTGAGAAGATTAAGAGATCATATGAGTTGATCCCAATGACTGCAGAGGAAGTTGCTGAACACGAAGCTCAACAAGCTAACTCATGAGTGGATTAGTTTTGCCTACAAAAAAGGTAGCAGCTAAGAGTCACAGTCCCAGAAAACTTATTATTTATTCAAAGCCTAAAGTCGGTAAGACATCTGCTCTTGCTGAACTGGACAATGCTTTGATTATAGATTTGGAGAGGGGCACTGATTTCTTGGATGCTATGAAGGTCCAAGTAAGTGATCTTGCTGAGCTGCGTAAAGTGGGAGATGCTATCATAGAAGCTGGTAAGCCATATAAATATGTGGTTATTGATACTGTTACCAAGCTTGAAGATATGTGTCTGCCTCTGGCACTTACCATGTACAGAAAGACTCCAATGGGTAAGAACTTTGATGGTACTAATGTGTTGACACTTCCTAACGGTGCTGGTTACCTGTATCTTAGGGAAGCTATTGACTCAGTAATCAAGTATATTGATACCCTGTCAGACAGGATTATCTATCTTGGTCACATCAAGTTGAAGTCTATTGAGAAGAATGGTAAGGAAGTGACTGCATCTGATCTTGATTTAACGGGCAAGATCAAGTCCATGATGAGTGCTGATGTTGATGCCATTGGCATGTTGTACAGAGAAGGTAACAAGAATATGCTTTCTTTCAAGACTACTGATGATGTGATTTGTGGTGCCAGACCTAAGCACCTTAAGAACCAGGAAGTAGTATTGTCTGAACTGGATGAAAACGGTGTCTTAAAAGTAAACTGGAACAAAGTATTTATAGATTAAACTAACCAAACATGAGCAAACCAGTAATTAAGAAATCAGAATTAATCAATCTGATCAATGAGCAGGGTATGACCCGCAAAGAGCTAGCAACACATTATAATGTGTCTGCAGGCGAGATTACTAAGTATCTTAAGGCTTTGAACATCAAGATTAAAGCTAAGAAGATGACTTATCAAGTAGTAGATGATACTATGCCAGAAGTAAATAGTGTAGACACTAACATTGTAGCCTAATTAAATAACCAATAAAACCATATAATATGTTTAGCACAAAAGGAGTAAACACTCAAGATTCCAAAAAAGTAGGTAAGTATTTTTCTTATGGTATCCACCAGCTTTCTATTTATGATATTGAGATCAAGACCGCTAGCACTGGCAGCAAGCAATTGACTCTTATGATGGAGACTCAACCCGTGACAACGGAAGGTTTTGAGCCTGAAATGGGTCACAGAGGTCAGGTAGGTAGAGTTGCTTTTCCTGGTACTTTCCTGAAATTGGATGACACCAGAGCTGTGGAAGAATTCAATAAGAGTGTAGGTATAATTGCAGATAAGTTGGGTGTGCGTAAACAATTGGATGAAATCAATGCAGCTGATTTTGATTCTTATATCCAAGCTATCAAGCCTTTGTTTGTAGACAAATTTGCTTGGTGGGCTATTGCTGGTGAGGAGTATATCAAGGCTGACGGTAAGACTGGTGTCAGACTGAAGACTAGAAGATACTCTTTTATTGCTAGCCTGGAAGAAGGTCAGAATAAGATTGAGAAATTTGATCCTAGCAAGACCTATAACTTCAAGCCTGCTGTAAAACCTGATGCTGACTCAGTTCCTGCATCAGTAGTTGTGAATGACGATCTACCCTTCTAATTGTGTATAATTAATCCCCTCAGAGTAAAATCTGGGGGGATTTAATTTTCCTGCCATGTTTAGCACCAAAAATGTACATACTGATCAACTGAGCCAAAAAGCCATTCTTGAAAGAGTGTCTCAATATGACTTATGGACCTATTATCTAGGGCACTGTACTCTTAATAAGGCTTTTAATTCTCCTATGCGCAAGGACAAAAGGCCTTCTGCAGTACTATATGTCACTCCTGATAATAGGATAATCATGAAGGACTTTGGCACTGGAGAAAAGTATGACATTTTCAAATTTGTGCAAGAGACCAGAAGTTATACATATGGTCAGGCTCTATTGGCTATTGATAGTGATTTTAATCTTGGCATGGGCTATAAGAAAGTTCCTGCAAAGAAGAAACCTAAGATCACAGGAATAGTGGTAGAGCATCAGAAAGACCTGTGTCAAATTATGATTAAAAGGACTCAGTGGAAACCTGAACATGTGAATTATTGGAAAGACTATCATGTATCAATGGATACTTTGAAGAGATTCAATGTATCTAGCCTTGAATGTTATTGGATACTCAAGAAAGATAAAGTAGAAATGTATGAGGCTAAGAAGAATCCTATATTCTGCTATGACTTTGGAGACCAGAAATACAAGATATACAAACCGTTAGACCATAATTTCAGGTTCATGACCAATGCTGATAATGATGTATTACAAGGAGCTCAGCAACTTATTGATAGCAATGGATTGCTGATAATAACCAAGTCCTTGAAAGATGTCATGGTATTGGATACATTGGGTTATAATGCAATAGCTGTACAAAGTGAAAACAGTTTGCCTAAATCAGATACTGTAAATGCTCTGAAAGCTAGGTTTGACAGATGCTTGGTATTATTTGACAATGATATGGCTGGAATAAACGGAGCTGACAAGTTCTGTCAACTTCATGACTTACAGTCAATTATGATTCCTAGGGAATCTAAGACAAAAGATATCGCAGAATTTGTTAAATTGCATGGCATAACTGAAGCTAAAAACCTTTTAAAATGTCTAACAGAAACAGAACTGCAGGTCACAATTGGGAAAGAGAAGTAATAAAAGATCTAAAAAAGTCTGGATATAAAGATGCTGTATCCTCCAGATATGAAAGCAAAAGAGCTGATGATGCTGGGATAGATGTAGTGAACACTGGACCATTTAATTTTCAGTGTAAAAATGAGACAAAACGTCCTGATTACCACAAACTTATTACTGAAATGCCCGCTGGCATAAATATAGTGTTGCATAAATACACTAAGAAAACAGAGAAAGGTAAGTTTGGATGTCAAGGCAAGTATGCTGTGATGGAATATGATACTTTTCTAATATTATTAGATGCGTTCATTAATAAATAATCTTATGACCTTCACGACAGATTTTAAACAAAGAGTATTTGATACTCTGCAATTCAACCCATTCTTATTACCATGCATGGAGTCTCTGGAAGCCAATAATGCCAATAGATTCAGAATCTATATTGACCTTGCTATGGATGAGGTCAAGAAGGCAATTGAGCCCAGAATGCTTCTTGATGAGGGTGATAGGCTTTTGTGGAATGGTATTGTAACCCAATACGTAGCCATAAAAAGTATTTATACTGAATTTATGGATCAGTATAATCTGGAATTGGATTCCAAAAATGTAAAAATAGTATAATCTGGAATTGGATGGATAAATCAATAATGATCTGTGATGCAGACAGTATTCTGTATGCCACAGCATTTGCTATGAGAGGTGAGCCGCTTACTAGCTTACTTACCAGAGTAGATGATTTTATTATTTCCATTGCCAATTCATGTAATGCAGAGAAAGCCTTGATATGCATATCAGAAGGTAAATCTTGGAGAAAGCAATATGCTAAGACCAAGGAGTACAAAGGTAACCGTGCTGGTAGAGAGCTGCCTCCATATCTTGATGACCTGAGAAGGTATCTCAAGAGCAGGTGGAATGCTTTTTATGTACAGCATTGGGAAGCTGATGATCTGATTTTCATGGCTAGAAATGTATACAAGAAAAGATATCCAGAGTATAGGATATTCATGGCTACAAATGATAAGGACTGTAGACAATTCCCTGGTATGTTCCTGGATTTCAAGAAGATGTCATTCTTCACAATAACTCCTGAGCAAGCCAGTAAAAGTTTCTGGACCCAAATGATTGTAGGTGACTCTACTGATAACATCTCTGGTATTCAAGGTATTGGTAAAGTAGGAGCTGAGAAGCTCTTGCTAGACCAACCTGTATTAGAATACCCACAAGTTGTCTTGAAGGGTTATATTGCAAAATATGGTGAAAGAGAAGGAGTTGAGAAGTTCTATGAGTCTTATAAGCTACTGAAATTGGTGGATAGTTGTGAGGATGCAGGGTATCAGGATGATATAATTCCTGAACCCATAAAAGTAGATTATAATGGACATTCAGAGTTATCAGAAACTAGCAGCCAGGACTCTCCCCAGGCTCTCTAGTGAACAGGAAGATATTCAGCACATGCTGTTTGGCATGATGACTGAATTAGGAGAGTTAGTAGATTCATACAAGAAGCACTATGCATATGGCAAAGAGCTTGATATGGTAAATGTCATGGAAGAGATGGGGGATATAATGTGGTATTGGGCAGGACTCTGCAGTATCACAGGAATAAACTCTAGCTTTACTTTGAAGTCTAACATAGATAAGTTAATTGCCAGGTATCCTGAGAAGTTTGATAAAGAGTTGGCGTTGGTAAGGGATCTTGAAAAAGAAAGGAAGATTCTAGATGATGGTTATGAGCAAAAACAAGTTGACGAGTAGAAAGATTAATAGGAGTTTTGCTTATGCATTACCTATGATAGCTCTACCTCACAACTTAAAGCTTGAAGATTTGGTTAATTTTTGTGGAGCATATTTGTTCAATGAAAAGTATCCAGATCTTACAGACCGTATATACCTGCACTTTAATTTATATGATGGTAGTAGAATCCATAAGCAGGTACTTTCACTCCTAGAAATGTCTTCTTACTTAGATTTTTCGGAAAACCCAGACAGTTATAC